TGCTAGAGAGTACGAACAGCAGCAAATGGTTGGTTTAATGCAGACTCTTGGACCTAATAGCCCAATTACCCCTGTATTGCTCCAAGGTATTGTACAAGCTAGTTCACTTTCTAACCGTGAAGACATCATTTCACAGCTACAGAAGATGTCACAGCCTGATCCACAAGCTCAACAACGTGCAATGCAAGAAGAACAGCTTAAAAATGGTCTGGTTGAGGCTCAAATCAACTACTACAACTCACAAGCTGGTAAGAGTATGGCTGATGCTCAGAAAATTCAGGTTGAAACTCAGATTTTACCTCAAGAAGCTGAAGCTAAGATGATTGGTAACATCTCACGTGGTTCTAAAGACCCTTCTGACTTTGATAAGCGAGTTAAGGTAGCAGAATTGGCACTTAAGGAGCAAGATATTAAGTCCAATGAGCGTATTAGTGTTATGCAAATGCAACGGACTAAGTTAGTATAACAAAATAAGTTGCAAAGTACTTGACAATTGGTTGAAATTGTGTTAAAATAGTGGTATTGCAGAAACTATAAACACATTTCTCCACTTGTTAAGGAAAAAGAAATGAAAAAAGAATTACAGGACTATTACGAGAATAGATTCTCCATGATGGCTACAAAAGGATGGCAAGACCTCCTTGAAGACCTAGAAATCATGATTGAAGCAACAAATACACTAGCTGGTGTAGACACAGAGCAGCAACTGCATTTTAAAAAAGGTGAAATGTCAATCCTTAACTGGATCAAAAACCTTCGAGATGCCTCTGCTGAAGTCTACGACCAATTACAGCAAGAAGAGAAAGAATTAGAGTATGCCTAGACGTCTGTATGAGTTTAAGTGTGCCAAAGATCATATCACTGAGCAGCTCGTCGATGAGACGATAAAGGTTTCTCAGTGCCGTGAGTGTGACGAGACAGCAACTCGTATCATCTCCCCTACTGGGATCTATCTAGAACCCTTTAGTGGCAACCACGTCGGTGCTTATGACCGATGGACTAGGGTTAGAGCTGAGAAGCTCAAACAGGAGAAAAGACAAAATGCCGAACATGGTTCATAAGTGGTGATCGTTACCGCCGAACTATTTTAAAAACATCCTACAATCTTTACGACAGGAAACATGATGGCTGAATTAATTGAAGTGCAAGATGACCAAGGCAGTATTGCAAGCTTAGACCAATCTATCGCCGGTACAACTACAGATAACCCTGTAACAACTGAACCCGTAGAACAAACAACTGAAACTGTAATTCCTGATAAGTATAAAGGTAAATCCTTTGACGAAATCATGAAGATGCACCAAGAAGCTGAAAAGCTCATTGGACGACAGGCTCAGGAAGTTGGTGAAGTTCGCAAACTAGCTGATGAGTTAATCAAGCAACAACTCAATACCAATAAGCAAGACACGCAGCCACGTGTAGAAGATAACGAGATAGATTACTTTGCTGATCCCGATAGGGCGGTAAATCATGCAGTAGAGAACAATCCGGTTGTTAAACAACTAAGACAGCAATCGGAACTAGCAGCGAAACAGCAAGTCGTAGCGACCCTACAACAGCAGTATCCTGACTATTTAAACATTGTTCAAACTGAAGATTTTGCCAACTGGGTTAAGTCCTCGAAAGTACGGACTAATTTGTTGATTGACGCTGAGAATTATAATTTAGACGCTGCTCAAGAATTGTTGGAAACATATACAGCAATCAAGGGTATCAAAGCACAAAATGCTCAAAAAGCTGATGCTGCTTTAGTCGAAGATGCTAAGACTACACGTTCACAAACACTTAGATCTGCTGCTGTTCAGAAGGGCGGTACTGGGGAAGTAGGCAAACCTATTTATAAACGTGTCGATTTAATTCGTTTAAGAATGACAGATCCTAACAGGTATAACGATATGCAAGACGAAATTCATGCTGCGTATGCCGAAGGACGAGTCCGTTAATTTAATTTTAGGAGATTTTTAAAATGGCTTTAGGTACAGATCATCAAACAAAAACAACTGCAGATAAGTTTATCCCCGAGATTTGGTCCGACGAAGTAGTTGCGACCTACAAAAAGAACTTAGTCCTTGCAAACCTCATCAAAAAATTGTCTTTCAAAGGCAAAAAAGGTGACACACTCCATATCCCTAAACCGGGTCGTGGTTCCGCTAACGCAAAAGCTGCTGCTACTCAAGTAACACTGAATACAGATACAGCAACTGAAATCAACGTATTGATTGACAAGCATTTTGAGTATTCAATCTTGATCGAAGACATTGTTGACGTACAAGCTTTGGCTTCTATGCGTCAATTCTACACTGATGATGCTGGTTACGCTTTGGCTCGTCAAGTAGATACTTCATTGATCCAATTAGGTCGTGGTGTTAATGGCGGTGCAGGTACTGCTGCTTATGACACAGCTTATTTAGGTTCAAATGGTACAACTGCTTATGTTGCAGCTTCTAACAACGAAGCAGCTATCACTGATGCAGCTATCCGTCGTTCAATCCAGCGTTTGGATGACAACGATGTACCAATGGATGGTCGCTTCTTGATCGTTCCGCCTTCAAGCCGTAACACATTAATGGGTATTGCTCGTTTCACTGAGCAAGCATTCGTTGGTGAAATTGGTGGTGGTAACACAATCCGTAATGGTGAAGTTGGTAACGTATATGGTGTTCCAGTATTCGTTTCAACAAACGCTGATACAACATCCGGTTCAGGTGCTGCTCGTATTGCATTGCTAGGTCATCGTGACTTTGCAGTTTTAGCTGAGCAAATGGCTGTTCGTTCACAAACTCAATACAAACAAGAGTACCTCGGTAACTTGTTCACTGCAGATACAATCTATGGTGTTAAAGAGTTGCGTGACGGATCTGCTGTTGCACTAGCTGTTCCAGCCTAATACCTAGAAACTAGGTTCTGCCCTGCTCAAGAGAGTGGGGCAGTTTACTTTAGTGCTTTGCCAAGAGCCTTAAAATAAACTGTGGAGATATAACATGGCAATTTTTAAATGTACGGAAACCAATAATACAGTAGAGTTTGATTTAGAGCACGATATTCGTACTATGCGTCAACACCCCGGCTACGTAGAGGTCCTCGAAGAGGTTAAACCTGTTGTAGAAATCAAAGAAAAGAAAACAGTAGCTAAATCTAAGGCTGAATAATGAGCATCTATCGTGGTGCAGGTGGAGCAGGTGATGCTGTTGCAGATTCATCCAGTGAAGCCCTATTAGTCCGTCAATTAGCTGTCCAAACACAAGCTAGTGCTGATGCTGCTGCTGCTTCGGCAAGCGGTGCTTCAGGCTCAGCTACATCTGCTAATACGTCCGCTACTAACGCAGCTACTTCTGCAACTAACGCTAGTAACTCTGCTTCTACAGCAACTACTCAGGCTACTAACGCATCTAATAGTGCGTCTACAGCTACAACTAAAGCTTCTGAAGCATCTACTTCAGCTACTAATGCTGCTAGTTCAGCATCCTCAGCAAGTACTTCAGCTACAACAGCAACTACACAGGCTACTAATGCTTCCACTTCCGCATCTGGAGCAAGCACTTCAGCAACTAACGCATCCAACTCAGCCACTACAGCAAGCACTCAAGCAACAAACGCTGCAAGCAGTGCATCGGCTGCTTCCACTTCTGCAACCAATGCAGCAAGCTCAGCTACATCCGCATCAGGAAGTGCTTCTGGAGCAGCTACTTCAGCCACTAGTGCCAGCACTTCTGCAACTAATGCAGCAGCCAGCTCTACAAGTGCAGCAGGATCAGCAACAACAGCAACTACTCAAGCAGGTATAGCAACTACACAGGCTTCTAATGCCTCTACGAGTGCCACCACAGCGTCTACGCAAGCTAGTAATGCTAGTACCTCAGCCACTAACGCTGCAGCCTCTGCGACCTCTGCAAGTGGCTCTGCGTCGACTGCTACTACACAAGCATCTAATGCCAGTACTTCAGCGTCTAATGCTGCTACTTCGGCAACTAACGCTGCCAACTCAGCAACAACTGCAGCATCATATACACCAAGTCAAACAGGTAACTCTGGTAAGTTCTTAACTACCAATGGTACTGCTACATCTTGGGGTACTGCGGTTACTTCTGTCACGGGTACTGCACCAGTAGTATCTTCAGGCGGTACAACTCCAGCAATATCAATGCCAGCAGCTACTACATCTGTTAGTGGCTATTTGACATCTACTGATTGGACTACCTTTAATGGTAAACAAGCAGCAGGTTCTTATGTAACTGTCGATGGAGCATTGGGTACTCCTTCTTCAGGTACGCTTACAAACGCTACTGGTTTACCTGTTGGCGGTATCACTGCTACTGGTACTCCATCGTCTACTACTTATCTACGTGGTGATGGTAGTTGGGCATCTGTATCAGCAACTTCGGCTAATAGCTTATCTGGTGGTGCATTAGGTTCTGTTCCTTATCAACTTTTATCAGGTACAACAACATTCTTAGCTGGTAATACAACAACTACTCCTCAGTTTATAACCTCTACTGGTGTTGCTGGTTTAGCTACTGCTCCAACTTTAACAGGTTCAACAGGAAGCGGTAATGTAGTATTATCAACAAGCCCAACTTTAGTAACTCCAGCTTTAGGTACTCCTTCAAGTGGTACTTTAACTAACTGTACCTTCCCTACATTAAATCAAAACACATCAGGCACAGCAGCAGGTTTATCTGCTACCTTAGCAGTATCTTCTGGCGGTACTGGTGCAACTACATTAACATCAAACAATGTTCTTTTAGGCAACGGAACTTCTGCTTTGCAAGTTGTTGCTCCCAGCACAGCAGGAAATGTATTAACTTCTAACGGTACTACATGGACATCTGCTGCTGCTGGTGGTTTAACAGGCTCTACTTCTCAACTTGCAAAGGCTTGGGTACATTTTAATGGCTCTAATCCAGCAACAATACAAGCGTCATACAATGTAAGTTCTGTAACTTATCAATCAACTGGTAGGTATTATGTTACATTTACAAACGCATTAGCGGATGCTAAATATGCTTTTGCTGGAGCTTCATCACCATCAAACGACACTACTCAATTTATACAAACAGGGTATCAGCCTACTTATGGAACTAATACTTCTTCTGTTTGTTATTTAGCAGTTGGACCAAGTGGTGCGATAGCATCTTCAACATTTGTTACTGTAGTATTTTTTAGGTAAAAAAAATGGAACAAATAATAGTTTTTACAGCATTAAATGGAAATGTTAATGTGTGTGTTCCAACTGGTGAACTACCTATTGAAACAGTATTAACAAAAGATTGCCCAATAGGAGCAATTATTTTCAACAAAGATGATTTGCCAAATGATGATTGGGATTTTTTCAACAGTTGGGAATTAGTAAACAATAGTGTATTAGTTAATATAACTAAAGCTAAAGAACAAACTAAAGACAGACTACGTGAAGAACGAATTCCGTTACTAGCTGCACAAGATGTTTTATATATGCAAGCTATTGAGAAAAACCAAGACCCTTCTGTAATCGTAACTGAGAAACAACGGCTTCGTGATTTGCCAACTTTAACTAATGCTTGTACAACATTAGAGCAACTTCGTAACTTAAAGCCATGAAACAATTATTATCTAACCTAACTGCATTGGTAGGCTAACATGACAGATTCCGTAGAGCGTATAGCTGTCTTAGAAGCTGAAGTGGAAAAGCTACAAGAGAGCCAAAGAGAGATACTAGAGTGCATCCATTCTGTTCGTGACGAGATGATGCGTTATAAAGGCTTCCTAGGTGGAGTAGCTTTCTTAGCTTCTGGTATCGGTATATTCTTAACAGTCTTCAAAGACTGGATTCTAAAACATTTCTAAGGCTACTATGTTTGGTAAATTAATTGCACTACTGCTTCTCTCCAGAGATACAGCACATCGTCAACATTGGAACACAATCAGTTTTGCACATCACAAGACACTCAATGAGTTCTATGACAACATCCTAGAACTGACTGATTCTTTGATGGAGAAATATCAGGGACGTAATGGACGTATAGAAGTTCCTACATTGGAAGAGAAAGATACCTATACTAAGGATGCTGTAACAGTATTGACTAAGCATCTAGACTGGATTGAGAAAGCTCGTTACGACGTAGTACCAAAAGAAGATACTCCAATACAGAACATCATCGATGAAATAGTAGGACAGTACCTTGAAACACTTTATTTACTAACACTTGACTAAGGAATTATTATGAGTACATTTCAATTAGATCCAAACGGAGTAGCTAACGGAGTTCCTGCTTTAGGAACAACTCAAGTATTTACTGTTACAAACTCTAGCGTAGCTTCAACAGCCTTTGGTGCAAATACTACAATGATTCGTATTGCTTCATCTTTAGGTCATTGTCACTTCGCAATCGGTACAGCACCTACTGCGTCTATCACAACAAGCCCTATGTGTCCAACTAATAGTGTTACTTTTGTTAAAGTAAATCCGGGAGACAAGATTGCTGTTATTAAAGACTCTGGTGTAACATCTTCTACATTTTCTGTAACTGAACTTATCTAAGGACTAATATGCCACTCAAATCTGGAACATCTAAAAAGACTATTTCTTACAATATCAAAAAAGAAATGAAAGCTGGAAAGCCACAGAAGCAAGCTATTGCTATTGCTTTGAGCAGTGCAGGTAAGTCTAAACCGATGGCTAAGCCAATGAAGAAGATGGGTGCTAAGCGTGGCTACTAAGATGGGCTTGTATGCCAATATCGCTGCTAAACGTCGTCGTATCGCTGAAGGATCTGGCGAGAAGATGCGTAAAGTAGGTGCTAAAGGTGCTCCTAGTGCTAAGGACTTCAAAGACTCTGCTAAGACAGCTAAGAAGAAGAAATAATGGTTAAGAAAGTTTATCAGAACCCTAATGGCGGACTTAATCAAAAAGGTAGAGACTTTTATAACAAGACTACCGGATCTAAGCTAAAGCCACCGGTGTCTGCTAAGGAGGCTGCAAAGTCTCCTAAAGCTGCTGGTAGACGTAAAAGCTTCTGTGCTCGTATGGAAGGTGTTAAGGGTCCTATGAAGGATGAAAAGGGTAGACCTACTCGTAAGTCCTTAGCACTCAAGAAGTGGGATTGTTAAGTTGAATGCCAGATCCATATGGAATCTCCGAAGGAGTCAAAGCCTTTAGTAGTAGTCTTGATAGCGGTCGAGAGGCTGCTAACAAGCTATCTAAAAGCATTGAAGGGATACAACAAGACGCAGCAGATGTAGCACAGCGTCAAGCTACAGAGAGACGTAGAGCAGCCAGAGAAGCGGAGTTTAAGAAAGAGACTGCTTTACTTAAAGCTTTAAAAGACTGGAACCACAAGAAGCAGATTAGTGACCAAGAAGCTAAGCTCAAGATAGACTTCATTAAGAAGCATGGTGCTAAAGAGTGGGAAGCGTTACTAAAGATCAAACTAGATATAGAGAAAATGGAACAACAGAATAAAGATCAATATCAGCATGACATGAAAGCTGTTAGACGAGTACAGTTTTATTGCTTTGCTGCTGCTGCAGTGATAGCTTGGTATTTAACTTGGGGTTATAAAATTTAAAGGTAGGATATGTTTCCATTAGACGCAATACTAGGTATCGGTAGCAAACTCATTGACCACTTCTTTCCTGATGCAAAACAGGCAGAAGAGGCTAAGCTTAAACTGCTTGAGATGCAACAGAATGGTCAGTTAGCTCAGTTAAATGCTGATGTAAGCGAACAACAAGAACTGACTAAAAGACAAGAAGCTGATATGGCTTCAGACTCTTGGTTGTCTAAGAATATCCGTCCTATGACATTAATTGCTATTCTAGCTGGTTATTTTATCTTTGCTGGTTTATCTGCTGCCAAGATTGAAGTTACAGGTGAATATGTTCAGTTATTAGGTCAATGGGGTATGTTGATTATGTCTTTCTACTTCGGTGGTCGTACTCTAGAGAAGATTATGGATATGAAAGCTAAGGACAAAGATGCAACTAAGTGAACACTTTACTCTTGAAGAGTTAACTCATACAGATCATCGTCAGTTTGATAATACTCCTAATGAACAAGAACGTGAGAATCTAGGTCGTTTAGCTACTCTGCTAGAAAGAGTTAAAGAAGTATTAGGTGGTAAACCTATCATGATTAACTCTGCTTTCAGGTCTAAAGCTGTGAATGATGCCGTTGGTAGCAAAGATTCGAGCCAACACCGTATAGGCTGTGCTGCTGACATCCGAGTCCCCGGCATGACTCCAGATCAAGTTGTAAGAGCTATTATGGCTTCGGACATAGGGTACGATCAGATCATCAGAGAATTCAATGCATGGACTCATATAAGCGTTCCTAATAGCTTTACTATACCACCAAGAAACCAAGCCTTGATTATCGATAAGACAGGCACAAGAAAGTTCAGTTAAAACTTGACTTTTTCTACAAAATGTGTTAAAATAAGGACACCATGGCATCCCCGACCTACTTACAATTAGTAAATGATGTACTGATTAGACTTCGTGAGAACGAGGTCTCTTCTGTATCAGATAACGCTTATTCAAAGCTTATCGGTAAATTTGTAAATGATGCTAAGCGTCAGTGTGAAGATGCTTACAACTGGAATGCATTATCAGATACTTTATCAGCCGTAACCGGTGCAGATGTGTTCAACTATGTATTAGTTGGGTCCGGACAACGATTTCGTGTAATTGATGTTATTAATGATACCAATGATTACTTTCTAGAGTTACAAACAACTGAGCAAATGAACAAGTTGTTCTTGACACAAACTGCTCAAAAAGACCAACCAAGATACTATAACTTCAACGGTACAAACTCTAACGGTGATACACAGGTAGATCTCTATCCAATCCCTAACGGTGTTTACAATATTCGTTTTAACGTTATTAAACCACAAGTACCACTATCAGCTAACGCAGATCAGCTATTAATTCCATCAGAGCCTGTCATATTTAATGCCCTAGCTCGTGCAATGGGTGAGCGTGGTGAAGACGGTGGTATTGCTTCTAACGAAGCCTATGCAATGTACAAAGCTTCTCTAAGTGACGCTATCTCTCTTGAGAGTGGTCGTTACCTTGAAGAGGCAGAGTGGACTAGCTAATGGCTGAACAGTTACTAACTGGATCAATACAAGCTCCGGGATTCTCCGGTCTTAATATTCAAGATGCGTCAGTCCAGCTTACAAGCGGATACGCACTAGAAGCATTCAATTGCGTTGTTGATAAATACGGTCGTATTGGTGCTCGTAAAGGCTGGACCAAAGTAAACACAACAGCTATTAGTTCTACTCCTGCAGTAAGAACCGTATTTGAGTTTGTTAAGTCTGACGGTAACGTAGTGTTTACGGCTGCTGGTAATAAGATTTACACCGGCACTACTACATTGACTGCTACTGTAGATGGAACAGTAGTAGATGCTGCCGGTACAGGAACTACAGCAATTACTATTAGTGATGATAACTGGCAGATTGCTCCAATGCCATATAACAACTCTGGTAATAGTTCTGCTCATGCTATCTTTGTACAAGGCGGACACCCAGTACTAGTCTATCATAAACTAGGTAATGCAACTCACAACCACACAGGTGCTTATGGGTTTCAAAGACTAGGCGATGTAGGTACACTACCAACAGGATATACATCAACTAGTTTTACACCTAACTGTGCAATGACAGCTTATGGTCGCTTGTGGACTGCTAATATTACAGGTAACAATCAAACTGTTTACTTTAGTGACTTACAGAACCCAGCTAACTTTACTACAGGTACTTCAGGTTATTTAGATATCAGCACTGTTATACCTACTGGTGACGGTATTACAGCAATTGCAGCACATAATGGTTTCTTGATTATCTTCTGTAGCCGTACTATCTTGATCTATGCTAACCCTAAAGATCCTGCAACAATGACATTGCAAGATGTAATAAAAGGTGTTGGTTGTATTGCTCGTGACTCAGTAGCGTCCGTATTCGGTTCAGATATCATGTTTTTATCTGAAACAGGTGTACAGTCTCTCGGTCGTTTGATTCAAGAGAAGTCAATGCCGTTACGTGATGTCTCAAAGAACGTACGTGATGACTTAATTGCTAACGTATCTAGTGAAACTTTAAAGAATGTTAAGGCTGTGTACTTTGCAACTGATGCTTTTTACTTACTGTCTTTACCTTCAGTAGGGTTTACATATTGTTTTGATACTCGTGGTGTACTAGAAAATGGTGCAGCAAGAACTACAATCTGGAAGAGTATTAACCCTACAGCGTTTCATGTAACAGAAGATAGAAAAATGTATGTCGGTCAGAAGGGTTACATTGGTAACTACACTGGCTACCAAGACAACGGATCTGTGTATCGTTGGTCTTACTATACTAACTACTTTGACTTTGACCAACCAACAGCGATTAAGATTCTTAAGAAACTAGGAATGGTTGTTATTGGTGGAGGTAGTCAAGTAATTGCTATTAAATGGGGTTTTGATTACACAAACAACTATAACAGCAGTACACTTACTTTAAAGTCTGTAACTGTTGCAGAGTATGGAACAGCAGAATACGGTATTGCAGAATACTCTAACGGTATTGCGTTGGATACTTTAAAATTCAATGCATCAGGCTCAGGTAAAGTATTACAAATTGGATTTGAATCAGATATTAACGGATCTCCGTTATCTATTCAAAAAGTAGACGTAGCTATTAAAACAGGAAAGAATATATAATGTCTGATTATTCAAAGGCAACGAATTTTACAACTAAAGACACACTACCTACAGGTAACTCAGGTAAGATTGTTAAAGGCACAGAACTAGACACAGAGTTTACTGCTATTGCATCTGCTGTTGCATCTAAAGCAAATATTTCTAGTCCTGATCTATTAGGTACTCCTACTTCACCTACAGCAACTTCAGGTGCTAATACAACGCAAATAGCTAATACAGCATTTGTTACTGGTGCTATTACTACACTAGGCTTAGGCACTATGTCTACACAAGCTAAGACTGCTGTAGACATCACTGGTGGTACTATCGTCGGTATTACTGACTTAGCTGTTGCTGACGGCGGTACAGGTACTTCTAGTTTGACTGGTGTTGTTATTGGTAACGGCACTTCAGCAATGACTGCTGTTGCTCCGGGTACAACAGGCAATGTATTAAAATCTAACGGATCTGCATGGACATCTGCAGCTCCTACTGTAATTGCAGGTTTAGGTTTTAATGGCGAGACTTGGGCAAGCAAGAGTGTAACTTCAGGCACTTCTTATACAAATAATAAATCATATCCTATTATGGTTAACTTTTGGGCTGGTCCTAACCCATCACCTAGTTCAGGAAGTTTGTCAATGACTGTAGATGGAGTTCAAGTAAGTTTGCAAGTAGGTAACTTTAATGGCTCTGGTATGTACTTGAGTGCAAGTGCTATTGTTCCTCCCGGAAAAACATACTCTGCAACAAAAAATACATTAAATGATTTGTATTGTGCTACTTTAGAATAAATAGTAATGGTAAAAGTACCAGTAGTCATTCGTGAAGACTACACAATGTTGTTAGAGTTACATGATGGATTACTTTGGTTTCACACAGATATAAGAAAGTGGACACCAGAAGTTAAAGTAAAGTACTTAGGTGATTTACACTTACTTCAGTATTTAACAGATGTTCCATTGGTAGCAATGGTGCATGAAGATGATACTAAGTTAGCAAAGTTTGGTAGAACAATTGGTTTTGAATTTAAACAGCCTTTATTAGGTCAGGATAAAAAGATGTATCACATATATAGTAGGAGTCTATAATGGGTTCAATAGCAGGTCCAGCACTGGGCATAGTTGGTGGATTAATTTCTGGTGGTAAAGCTGCAGACGCAGCTAAAGGACAAGCAGAAGCACTTCGTGCTGCTGGTCAGTATGCCTTTGATAGAGCTAAGTTTAATCCAATTGGAATTAAAACTAACTTAGGTTCTTCTAACTTCACTATGGGTCCTGACGGACAGCTTACGTCAGCAGGATACTCTTTATCTCCTGAGCTACAAGCTATTCAACAAAGACTAATTGGCGGTGCTGGACAATATGATCCAACGCAAGTAGGGCAAGCTGCTCAGCCTTTATACGGTGGTGCTCAGAGTCTTTTTAATCTTGGTCAACAATATTTAGCCACGTCTCCGGATCAAGCTCGTCAAGATTACATCAACACACAAAGAGCTGCTTTAGCTCCGGGTCGTGAACAAGACTTAGCAAGTATTCGTAATCAACAATATCAAACAGGTCGTGCTGGTTTAGCTACTGGTGGTACTACTGCTGGTAACATGATGCAGTCTAATCCTGAACTAGCTGCTTACTATAATTCTATCGCTAAACAAGATTTAGCTTTAGGTACACAAGCAGAAGCTGCGTCACAACAACGTCAGCAATTTGGTGCTGGTTTGTTTGGATCCGGTGGTACTTTGTTAGGTCAAGTTCCAACATTGACTTCAGCAGGATATAGCCCATTACAGACTCAGTTAGGTCTTGCAAATACAATCGAAGGTTATGGTCAACAGCCTTTTGCACTAAGTCAAGGTCTTGCAGGTGCTCAGTCTAGTGCAAATGCTAATGCAGGTCAACTCTATATGCAACCACAAGCTGCTGCTGCTAATGCTTACGCACAGTATCAAGGATATAGTCCAATGGGTAGTGCCTTAAGTGGTGCTGGTCAGGCTATAGGTGGAATGGGTGGAGGTGGCTTCGGAGGAGTTGGTGGCTGGTTTGACAATCTTTTAACTCGACAATCTAATCAATCAGCTCCCGGTTTCGTTGGTCCGGTATTTTAAGGAAAAATAATGGCTACTAATTCAATTGTAGGTGGTTTGTTCGGAGCAGATCCGGCAGTATTACAAGCCCAACAGCGTCAGTCTGATATGGAAAATGCTGCAGCTTATGCTCAGATGACTCCACTTCAGAGAGCTAACGCAAGTATATATCAAGGTGCTGCTGGTTTAGGTCGTGTTGCTGGTGGACTTCTTGGTCTACAAGACCCAATGATTCAACAAGCCACAGAGTTAAAACAGATTGCTAGTCAGTTTGATATTACAACACCAGAAGGCTTAACTCAGTTAGCTCAAGCTATTTCTGGTAAGTATCCACAACAAGCACAACAAGCCGTTGCTGCTGCTCAAAAGATGAAGCTGGATCAGGCGACTATCTATCAGAAGACTGGCGAGAATCTAAATGCACTTATTGCTTCCGGCAAGTACACACCTGAGTCGTTATCTAAATTCCAACAAACCCGTAATGCTGGTGATTTAGTTCCTTTAATTGCTCCTGAGAAGATGGGTGAAGGTACTATTAAAGAAATTGCAACTGCTGAAAAGAATAACACAATTCTTACAAACAGCAATAAAACGTTAGATAGCTGGATTACTCAGACAGAAAAAGGCGAAGTACAGTTTGGTCTAGGTCCTCGTGCTGTTGCTATTGGTCAAAGATTTACTGGTAAGCAAGATGAAAATACACGTAAATTAGATAGTTTGTCTAAGTTTATGGAAACAGAGCGTAACAATATCTTACTAGCTGCTAAAGGAACACAGACAGAAGGCGATGCTACACGTGCTATGAATCAAATCATTCAAAGTACTGACTTGAATAATCAAGAAAGTGTTGCTCAAGCACTTAGAGATTTAAAAGCATATAAAGAATCTCAAGTAGCTGGTAATAATGTATTTATTGAATCTTTAAAAGGACAGCGTAAACTAGGCGGTCAAACCACTGCTTCTCAGCCGCCATCAGCTCCTAATAAATCTGTATATGACAGAGTACGTGCTAAACAAGGATGGGGCGATGCTTCTGATGCAGAGATTGATAATGCAATTAAAACTGGTAAAATTAAAGTCGGTGCAATTAAATAAGGAGTTTTAATGGCTCAGTATAAGTCAAAAGAAGAAGCCGGTGCTGCTTTATCAGCTAAGTTACAAGCTAAAGCTCGTGAATTACGTCCTATCTACGACAGTAAAGATCCACAAGATGTAGCTAAAGCAGATAAGTTAAAAGCTGAAATTGGTGCTATTCAGAATCAATTAATGATTAATAGTGGTGGTATTGGTGCTTTTGGTGGTGGTATAGCTAAAGGTGTTACCAGTGCTGCTACAGCTATTCCAGATATTCTTACAATGGGTAAAAACCTATTTACTAAGAATCAGACACCGTTATTAGGTGACATTCTCACACCCGGATTAGAAGCAACCTCACCAGACTCTGCTTTATTGTTTGGTACAGGTAAGGGTATTGGTAGTTCAGTAGGTCTTGGTAAAACACTAACTGGTTTGAACATCGGTGCTAACGTTACTGACGAGACTTTATTTGGCGGTACTCCAGTGGCTCAGTCTTTATTGGCTGTAGGTACTATTGGTAAAGGTGGTTTTGATCTTGTGCGTAATATGCAGAAGAACAAACAAGTTAAGAACTTGATGAACCAACTTGGACCTGAAGAACAAAATGCATTACAGCAGTTTATGCTTAAAGGTCAATCTTCTAGCGATCCTGTAGTGTCTGGAATGGTTGCTAAGTTACGTCAAAACCCTAAGTATGCTGAGTTGTTTAACGTATTAGAAACACAAGCTACCAAAGCAGCTACTTCTGGTGCTCGTGTTGAAACAGCTAAAGGTTATCCAAAAGAAGAAGCTGGATCTGCAATATTTAATGCGTTTGACGGTAAAGTTAAATCACTATACGAAAAAATTCAAACATCTTCACAAAGTAAGTTTGATGCTGCTAAACAAATTGGCGGTAACAACAACATTCTAATGACAGATAATACCGTAAAAGCACTGGATGGTATGATTCTTGATTTTAGCAAACGTATTGGTGACAACACTGGAGCAGGAACAACTGACGCTAAAGCAGCTATTCGCTTCATGTCTTCTATGCGTGATGATTTAGCTGCAGGTCGTATCTCTGCTGAGCGTATGCAAGCTCTATTACAAGAATTTGGTCAACAAGCTAAACAAGGTGAGTCTTTAATTAAGGACGTATCTGTTGGGTCTCAGAAAACTATTGCTTCAGCAATCTTTGGCGGTCTAAAAGATGATTTAAAACTTACCAAAGAAACATCAACTGTTCCTCGTATCAAAGACGTAGCTAATCTTTTAGAAGAAGGTCGTGCTGCTTATAAGGCTGGATATGATGATCTTAACAAATTTGTTGCTCAAGGTTTACCTGAGAAATTAAAAGGTAAAAACATCAATGAGATTGATACAGATACACTTCTAACTACCATTAAAGGTTTATCAAATAAACAAAGAGATACAATGGCAGGTGTTCTTCAGAATACTGCTCCTGAAGATCTTAAGCGTATTAGACAAGTAATGTATGATGACTTTGTTCAATCAGCACGCACAACTCTACCAGACGGAACTACCGGTGTTGATTTAAAGTTACTTGCAAACAAGTTCAACACTCTACCTGAAAAAGACCGTCAAGCAATGGCTTTTGCTGTTGGTACAAACATTGATGATTTCTCAAGTCGTATGAAGGATGCTGAAAACTTCTTTAAATATCAACAACGTTTTGGACAAGCTGCTGAAGGCGGAGAAGCTTTAAATGCTAAGACTGTAGACGCTGTTTCGTCTGCTGCTGCCGTTGCTCTTGGATATGGTCCTGCTAAAGCAGTTAGTTTAACCGGTCGTGTTTATAATATGATTAAAGGCGGTTTAACAGATGATCAAGTTTTAAATCTATTAACTAGTCCTGAGACAAAACAAGTCCTTAGAGATACTATTAAGAATCCAAATAGTATTGAAACATTAAATAAAGTTGAGAACGCAATTAATATTGTTAATGGCAAAGTAAGCCAAGTTCCTGCATTGAATACTGTTCGACAAGGTGTACAAGTTGGTGCGACTGCTGCGGAAGGACTACCATCAAATGTACAACCAGTAGACGGTAAGCCGTTTATGGAAAGACCGATGTTAGACTTAACAGCTCCTGAAGAAGCAGCTCCTACAAGTACTGGCGGTGAGCGTCCTAGTATTGACTTAAGCTACAATCCTGCTGCAATTGAGCAACAAATTCGTGCGGAGGCAGAGAAGCAAGGCTTGGGAAAGTATAGTGACCTGCTTGTTCGTCAAGCAAAGCAGGAATCTGGTTTCAATCCTTATGCAACATCTCCAAAAGGTGCTGGTGGTGTGTTCCAACATATGCCAGCCACTGCTAAAGAACTAGGTATTGATCCTTACGATACCAATCAAAGTATTCAAGGTGGTGTGAAGTACATGGGTCAACTACTGAATAGGTATCAAGGAGACCCTACAAAGGCTCTAGCAGCTTACAACTGGGGAATGGGTAATCTAGATAGACAAGGACTTGAAAAAGCCCCTGCAGAGACGCAAAACTACCTAAAGAACATCTTAGGAGCATAAAAAGAAAGGGACTCGAAAGTCCCTTTTTTGTTACTCGAAGTCTACATCATCTTCATGTGGTTTGCTAAAGATTATCCTAAGTACTCCTAGGTCGATAGCAAAGTGAGCTTCATCATCCCAATCTGGGACATACTCAAATCCAACACTAAAACCACAAATCCAGTGAAATATTACTATCATATTGAACATCCTCCGGCTGTGCAAGACAGCATTTGTGCTCCTTCGACATTATCGTCGTACTCCTTAAAGTTCTCCCAATCTACTGTAGTCGGTACTAATGACTTCAGTTTATTGTAAGTCTCTTCATCACATTCCTCGTAAGGTGCTTGCTTGTAAGTACCTCCATCCATCGGCAAGAACGATACACCAGTCACTTCATCAAAGTGCTTGAATGTCCATGCTCCAACATCCATCCACTCATTCTCAAGGACTGAGATAGTTACTGAAGGCTTATGCTCACAGTAGTGACGTTGGAAGATCAACCATAACTTCAAGTGTTGAATAGCTGACAAGTCTTCACGCAACAAACCACCTTCAGCTACTTCTACAGGAAAACTAAATACTGTAGTTGACTCAGGCTTCATTACACAAGGCTCTGCAACAAAACCAGCTTGAATCATGAACTGTGTTAGTGGATCTTTATTGTCAGCTCGGACACGACGTATATAATGTTTACTATGCTGAGGATGAATACCAGAGGCAGTAGAGCATAGCTGACTGACGGTACCTTCGGGTTTAACAGCCGTGACAGCAACACTCTGATTAATTCCAATAGCGTTAGCAAACTCAGCATTAGTAGAGATAGCAATATCACGTAATGACTCCAATCTAGCAGGTAATGACTCATCGTCAGGGTTATTCAACAGCGTATTATCACAGATACCAGTCATTGATACACCTAAGAGTGCTTCTTCTTCAGTGTTCTT